CCAAAACAAACTCTTTTTCAGTCAACGTCATTCACTCCTTCTCGAATTGCTGCCGCCATAGCGCCCCAGGTGACGGGTTCCTCCGGCTCTTCCGGCGGGAGGTCGGGGTGGTCTGCTTCATAGGCGTCCAGCGCCTCCTGGTTGGTCTCCAGGCTTGTCACAGCACCGTCTTCCACGGTCAAGGCCACAAACCCCTTTGCCGCAAGATAGGGGCTCAGGAGATCGTCAGGTAGGGTCACACAGTTTGGGAAAGGTTGTCCCATGGGGTTGCCGTGGTTGCCGGTCTCGTTCGGACTTGAGTTGATGTAATACATTTGTGCTCACTCTCCCTCCAAAAATGCAACATACTTATAAGTTTTACCAGAGGAATTCGGGAATCGAGAATAATCACCTTTGGATAGGGTCAACTTCCCTCCAGACCAGGTTGCACTCCCCGTATAATTTGAAATTCCGCTGCTTCCAGTCGGCACAATCCAATTTGTATCAGTGAACATTGTGACGTCGACATTCAAAAAACCAATCAGCGGCCTATTTTTAAACGGAATTATCACGTTTTCTGTCCCTGTGCCAACGTATGAACCGTATTTGATGTATCCCAAAGAGGATCCACCAAAGTCCCCCAACACCCCCAGATACTCAATAGTGGTGCCTGCGGGGATGGCGGGGTAGCCGGTGACCTGTTGCATTTTATTGACAAGAAATCCATAATTATATGGATAACCGAGAGAGACTCCGTTTTCAAAGTAACTGACAATGGCATCATCGGGGATATAGACAAGGTTAGTTCCTTCACTTCCACCATTATCTTTTTCTCCACTCACAGTAATAAATTTACCTCTAATAGCACTTTGAATATTACTAACCCAGCTATCATTAGTGGCATTTGCGGTATAACTTTTTACATTTTCCTGTGTCAATGTCCCAGTATCGGAAACTTTAATTGTCTCGGAGTAATAATAATTGGACGCATTACCAGTCCACGCCGATGCAAACAGGTATCCACTCACCATATCCCCCAACACATACCCCGCCTCTTTCGCATCGTCTCCCTCCTGGTAGGCGTTGCGGTTGACAGAGGTTAGGTAGGTGACGTGGGTGCCAGGGGGAACGGCAGGGACTGCACGTACCTCTTGGTATTTGCTGGTATAAATTACTCCACCCAAATAGGTATCTGGTTCTCTACTTATAGTGGCATCGGAAGGAATGAAATAAACATTTCCTGGGCCTGTCTCAAATTCATTTTCACCACCAATAGTGGAAGAAGGATCGCAATAAAAAAAGTTACCCTTTAGATTATTTCCTTTTTGTACAGAAGAATCGTCTGAATTAAGACTGAGAGTTTGTTCCCCATTTATAGTTATTGTTCCATTGTCGTCGACTGTAATTGTTTTTCCGTAATGAAATGACGCTTGCGTCGACGGGGTTTGGGGATAAGTTAATGCTGCTTTTCCTTCTTCAGGCCCAAGAGAATATGTCGCAGGTATTTTTTCATCCGTTTTAACCGTCTTCCTCCACACATGGACGTTGCCGATGTTTGCAAGCACACCAAGGGAAGCACCAACACTGAGGTCCCCTGTCAGTCCCATCTTTTGGGCCGGGGTAGTGTAATCGCCAACGCCTCGGTCAATTCGATCCCAGTTCTCATTGAGCATCGTCTCTACATTGAACATGTCATCTCCGTCTGTTACCGGAGACTTCTTCAATAGATCTAAATTGGGTGTATAACTTGCCATGGGTTAGCCTCCTGCAAAGTGATTCAGCGGCGTTTCCGCCAACTGGGCCAAGGTCATTTTTTCGTGAACCTCACGGATCAAAAGGTATCGGAATGCGTAATCAAGCACCAAATGCGCCGGGACCGTCCGTTCCAGGGCCTCTTTTAGGGTTTCGATTCCCTCTGGGACGCCTGGACTCCCTAAGAACCGAAGTAGGATGACCCCGGGTGTGTAGCTGGCGATGATTCCGCCGGTCTTCCAGTTGTCGCAAATCGCCTGAACGGTTGCCAAGCTGGGCTTCTGCGCCGCCTGCCAGGCGGCTTGGATGGCTGCCCGCCGGTCATCCAAGGATTTGTTGTCGTCCTGGGGAAGGCCAAGGATTTTTTCATAATATTCGACTTGGGCCCTGTTCAGCAGCTCGAAGTTGTCAAAGCGGGAAATGGCCAGGATTCGTTCCGCCAGCTGATCCAAACTCTCCCCTCCGGCCAGGAAGATTTCCTGTACCCACGGATCGTTCTGCACCATCCAATGGAGCTGCCGCAGGGCGAATTCTTTGACGGTCAAGTCAGATGCACCTCCCCCAGCACAGGGGTTTGCCGGTCTTCCAGAGGGACATTGGAGGTCCCTCCATTCACCGTCAAATCCTTGTGATCCAGAACCCCTTCCGTGGCATTGATCCGGCTGGTGATCTGGGCATAGCTGACATAGCTAACCCCTTTTGCAAAGGCAATTTCCCGAAGATAATCGGTCAAGTTGGCCTTTACCGCCTCTGTTACTGCGCCAAGTTCTGCCTCTTCCGCGATGGTGACAGACGCGCTCACTGCAATCTCCAGGCGTTCCGCCGTGGTCACTGTACACACCGCGCCAATGGGGGCCTCCCCGCTGCCATCGCCATTTTTGTTGGGATCAATCAGTGCCTGTACCGCTTGGATTACTTCACTGCCGGCAGGCTCCATATTGGGGTCCACAAGACAGACTTCCACGGTATTCGCGCCCAATGCCTGGGGGAAAATCCGAACCCGGCCCACACCGGGCACCGACATGGCCCAGGCGATGTAGGCCTGCTGGTTGCTGCCGTTGTTTGGATTTTGCAGGTCATTGTAATAACGGGCCCGGAACTCCTCATCGCTCTCCGCGTCATAGCCCCCTGTGGCGGCTTCGTCGTTGGTCACCGCGCCAATGCCTGCAATGGTGACCGGCATATAGGTGATCGTGTTGGGCCCCACATTGCCAGATTCTCCACCGACATAGGCGCGTACAGAAAAGGTGTCCCCCGCCGTGTATGTCCCATCCTGGATGGCGTAAAACTCTACGCCGGACGCCGTGGAGAACAGGTTCCCCGCCTGGATGTCTCCACCGCCGGTGACCACCCGCAGGGTGGCTGTGGCATAGGTGGCGTATTTTCGGGAAAGGCCTCTGTGCTGCCGGATGAACGTGTCCAACTCTGTTCCAGACAGATTTTCCAGGTCCAGCTTCTCCTCAGCAACGGCGATGTCACTGTCCAGGGACAGCACCGCGATGGCAAATGCCCGGGTAAAGTCATAGGCCGGGAAGCCTGTGGTTTTCTGGTATCGTTCGCCGATCCCATCCAGCATCTGCTGGTGAATCTCTGCTAAGTCAAGGGCCAAAATGGAACACCTCCTGCCGCTCCCCGGAACGGGTTGTCAGAGAGACTGTCCCCGTGATGGCGTCTCCCTCCTGCTTTAGGTCGCCCACATCTTGGATGGCCGGGCAGTAAGCCGCGCTCTCTGCCAGCTGCCGCCGCAGCTCTGACAGGAGAAAGCCCTTGGGATACTTTTGCCCGACCAGGGTCTGGGCCGGCGCACCAAAGTCTGTTGGGTAAATGGAATACCGTTCCCGTTTGGTCCGCAGCACCTGTTGCAGCCATGCCTGGGCCGCCCTTGTCCCGCTGATCTCCACCGGGGAACCCGCCGCCATTTCATAATGCCCGGCCTTCCAGTCAAAGGCAAAGGAGACGCCAAGTACCCCATCGTCTTGGGCGGTCATCACTTGGCGTTGTTCTTCCGTCTGATTAAATAACATCCGTGACCACTCCTAAAATCAAAATTTTCTGACTGCCCGGCTCTTTGGCAAAGGGATGCCCCAGCAGGGCAACCCGCTGTCCAGCGTGGTAAGGCTCGGCCCCGGGGATCTGCTGGAGCCGGTCTGCCCGGAGTTGGACTGCCCCGTCGAAGCAAGAGACAATCGTCGGCCCGGAGTAATTCACGTGGCCCTCCTCATCTGTGGTTTGGACCGGGGAGGTCACCTCCCCGGAAAACCAGGCATAATACACTGGATTGTCCCGTTTTTTCAATTCCCGGGCGATGGCATGCTCCCAGCTCATCACTCAGCCCTCCTCATGGTCAGAGTCATCCTATGGGGCGGTCCCAGATCGTGGGTCACCGCGGTCACCCAGAATTCCCCCCGGATCTCCGCCAGGTCCACCTTCATCCGTACCCCGGCCACAATCCGGTCACTGCCATAGGTAGTCAAGGAAAACGTCTCTTTGACCACACTTTTCTCTCGTAACGTGTTTTGGGCCTTGGCAGACGCGGTCACCGTGTCTTGGTCGGAGAAGGTCACCAGGCCCACACGTCGTCCGTATCGCCGCACAGCGGCTGCATCCTCCGCCCTGGCCTGTACCGTGGCGGAGTTATCCGACTCACTGTATACCACGATTTCATTTTTTAGGTCATTGATATCCCAGCCCACCTGGGGGGCGTCACACTCCGTCATCACATCAAAGGGGGCCAGGTTTTCTTCCTGGCGGCAGAATCCCCGGACACAGGTGTCTCCGTAAGACCGGATCACCAGGGTGTTTCCCATCATCCGCGGGAAGTAGGTCACCCCGTTTTCTGCGGTCACCGTCTCCAAAATGTCCTGGACAATGGTAGCTGCGTTGTTTTTCTCCAGGGAATAAACGCTGCTGATTAAGTCCGGGCAGGAAAGACTTGGAATCCCTACCTTGGCGGCCAGTTGGGCAATCGCAGTCTTGGCCGCCACGTTGTCAAACTGGATGATAACGTCATTGGTGGTCAGCAGACGCCCGTTGTCATGGCAGGTGACAGAGAGGGATTCCCGATAGGACCCACTCACCGCCTGTACCTGCCCGGTGAAGACGCATTCCTTGCTGTTGGTGTTTACCACGGAGACATAATCTCCCGGCCGGATTTCCAGGGGCTTAAAATACTTCTCCCCAGTGGCTTGCAGCACCTGAAAGGTCAGCTCCAGGCATACACTGTCAGAATCGTCGGAGAGAGAGGGACTGCCCACCCGGTCCGAGATGTCCAGCACCGTTTTCTTCTCATAGGACTGCCACTGATACGCATAGACATCCGGCAGCTTATACGGGGTGTCCTGCTCATAGACAGTGTAGACCTTTTCGGTCTGGGGGATGTGGATCACGGACTCGCCTTGGGAGGCATTCTCTGTCCCCCCGTCCGAAGTCCCCGCCGGGACAGTGGTACCCGCTCCGGTGGGCTTGACGCCGCCGTTCCAGCCCCAGCCCTGCCAGGCATAGCCGCACTCGATGATGGCGGACACACTCATTTGCTTTACGGTTCCAAAGGCATGGATTACCTGGTTATTCCCAATGTGAAGGCCCACATGGCCATACTGCGGGGAGGTAGGGCTGTCAAAATAGACCGCGGCGCCCACAGGGATATTGGACTGACTGGTACTCACCCGCCAAAGGTTCCGGGCGACTTTCGCGCTGCTGGCAGAGCGCCGGGTCATCCCAGCGCCATAGGCATAGCAATCCGCCACAAATGCCTGGCATTTTCCCTTGTACATGGTAACGCCCAGTTTTTTCTTGGCCCAGGCCACCGCCTGCTCCACTTGCGTTGCCATACGCCGTCACCTCAGTTCTCATAAGGGGAGGGCAGACTGTAATTCCACCGGGTCCCGCCCTGGTATTGGTTTCGGAAATAGTTGTGCTTTCCGTCTCCGGCGTACCACTTGTAAGCCTTGGGAAGAACCCGGCCCACATTGGTCTGCCCCGCCTTTTCCCGGCTCCACCGGTCCAGCACATCCGTGGCCAGCTCCACCAGATTATAGCCATAGTCGCTGGTGGTGGGGGCGCTGGCGGTGTAGGCAAACTGATTTGCCTGAGTCAGCACCCCCGAAAGGGTATCCCGGAACCCCGCCGCAGCCCCGGCGTCCACCCGGTTCAGCGCCGTCCACCCAATGCAGGCAATCTCCGTTTTGCTCTGGATACCCCGGGATTCGTTCCACATGGTCCGGGCCATCATCACAGCGTCATCGCTGTCGTACTTCTTTTGATAGCTGCCCTCGGGAGAGGTCCCCGTATTTTCCTGCCACTGTGATTCCGTCTGGGTTGCCTCCCCCTTGGCATCTGCCGGCTTCGCCAGCTCCTCCAGGTCCACCGGGATGGCAAACCGATACTCTTTGCAGGAGAGGGTGTAGGCCACGTCCCCGGCCTGATCCCGTCCATATTCAAAGGATTCCACCGTCACTGGGAGATTGAACAGTTCGGTCCCATCGTTGTCCAGATGGATGGCCCGGAAGGGAATCCGCCGCAGGCGGGCTGCCTCAATGGTCCGCACATAGGCCCACCCATCCGCCACAGACCCGGGGCGCAGCCACGGATAGGGCCGGTTGGGGAAAATACTGGACAGCTCAAAGGAGGCCAGATTCATGGTTCCGATGGCTTGCAGTTCATAGTTGACCCCGTCAAAGGTGATGTTGTCCTGGGCCCGGGTTAAGGAGATTCCCCCATTGGGGACCACCGGGAAGGGCATTACCATCTCATTGTTGTTATAGGACAGGATAAAATCCATTACACAACCCCCTGTGCAGCCATGATTTTCTTGGCGATATACGCGCCCGTCTGTTCCATATACTGGCGGTTTCCGATCACGTTTCCCTGCACGGTAACGTAAACCACGATGGAGGTACCGCCCTGGGACTTCTTTGCCACATCATGGGGAATGATCCGGGTCCCGTTGGGCAAGTCCACAATTTCTCCCCGGCCGCCCTCATTGATCCGGGTGGGACCGCCTGGGAAGTATGGGGTGCCGGTGGCATGGCCAGTGGTGCCGCCTCCGCCGCCTCCAAAAAATCCACTGATCGCAGATCCAATGTTCCGAAACCCGTCCTTGATCCAATCAATTTTTTCTTTGAACCAGTCAAAAACACCTTTTACCTTGTTTTTCACGAAGGTAAACGCACCGACAATCCCATCTTTGATTTCCGTGGCCAGCTGAACAAATGCGTCTTTTAATCCGGTGACAAAGGAAACAACCGCGTCAATGACGGTTTTCGCAATCGCCTTTACCTTATCGAAATTTAGGATCAATAGTGCAATGGCCGCAATGACCAAACCGATCGCAATAGCAATCAGGGTGAATGGGTTAGCTGCCATGACGGCATTCAAAATATCTCCAGCAGTAGCCGCCCCGCGCATGACGGTAATCAGGCCGGTAAAAATCGGGACAATGGTTGAGATAACATTAAATGCGACAAATCCGCCCAGAACACCCGCCAATACAGGGATCAACCAGTTGGCGTTGTTTATAAAGAAAGAGATGGCACTGGACAGGACCGTAAATGCAGTTTTCCCAATGGTTGCCGCAGTCTGAAAGGCATTGACAATAGTGTCTTTGTTATTTCCAATCCAAGTGTCCAACCTTGTGACAAGGCCCAGTGCTTTTTCCTGAATCTGTGGCATGTACTGGATCAACAGTTCTGCCAATTTCCCTTTCACACTCATCAGCTTTTCGCCAATGAGGTCAGAGGTGCGCCCAATCAGGTTTCCAGCCACGGCGACCTTGCCGGCGTCTGTCTGGGCTAAGGCTTCATTGACCCCACCCACATTTTGCTCCAATACCTTGGCCAAGGTGGCAGCTCGTTCTTCTTCTGTTCCGGTCTTCAGAACCTTTTCCTGATACTCGGTCATGATAATCCCGGCCCGGGAAAGCGCGCTGGTCTGCCCAGACATGACCTTTCCGATCATGTTCCCGATGCTGACCGCATCTCCTTGGGTGGCATTGAGACCCTTTTGCTGTGCAATTAAGTCCGCCATGCCTGGAGCCAACTTTGACAAGGTCTTTTCTGACAGCTGGAATGTGGCCAACTGCTGGAGTCCCGCCACGGACACATCACCGGCGACAACTCCAGTCTCCTCCATTTTGTCCGTGAGGGCGACCAGGTTGTCCTTCGCCTTGGTTGCAGCGTTGGCCCCCTTGGCCATGACACTTGGAACATTTTTCAGGACGGCTTCCAATTTAGTCTCTGATTCCTGGGCCGCGTTGAATCCTTCAATGGCCTCCCGCGCAAAGCTGGTAATCCCAGCCACAGAGATGGCACCACCCAAGGTTAGGATGGTCGCACTCAGTTTCCCGGCTGATTTCAGAACACTCTTAAACTTAGTGTTTGTCGTGTTTCCCCATTGGTTGAGCACTTTGCTGGAGGCGTTGATCTGCGCTTTTTGTTTTTTGATCTCCGCTGTGGTCCCTTTCAGTTTTGGGGTAAATTTGTCTTTAAGGGTTAGAAGAATGTTGACGTTTTTATTCGCCATTCAAACGTTCCACCTCCAGTTCCCACGCTGCCAGAAAGAATTGGAGCTCTAACGCAGTCAATCCCAACAGCTCATCCAGGCTGTGGCCTCGGTTCAGATAGTGGGCGATCACAGAGAGTTCTGCATCGCCCCGAATTAGTTTTTTATGGAAGTTTTCAAGTTATCGGAATCAGATAAGCCATACATCGACAAAATGGCTGAGACGATCAAATTGATATCCCCCATGTTGTCATCCAAGACAGCACACACAATGTCTGTGGGCTCACTGACCTGATAGGCCGCCTGAAGTTCCTTATTTTTCATCATCGGACAGCAGGCATAGATGAGCCTGACATTGAAATCCAGGTTCTCTGTCATACTTTCCCCATCTATTTGGTCCATCATGGCAGCCACCCGCGTCAGCGGGATTTTCTCCAGCTGAAGATACCCACCCAGAGACGGGATGTTTACCTGGTGTATCTCGTACTTAGCTGCCTCACGCTGCTCCTTTTTCGCCAGCAATGCCTCCAGCGTTAGTTTTTTCCCTTTCTCCATGTGTCCTCCTTTACTCAATCAGGTCCAGGAATTCAAAGGACCCCGCGGTAAAGGGGACCTCTTCCTCCAGGACAGTCTTGTTCTCAAACTGTAATAAGGTGATCTCATCCAGATGCACATCATACAGCGCCACCCGCTGGGTCCCGTCACTCTGGGGGTCTGCCAGGGAAGCGACAATTTTCATCTCCGGCAGGTCCCCGCTCATGATCGCAGCCTGGTATTTTTTCAGGATGTAACTGTCGAATTTGTGCAGCGTCATGGTCCCGGCAATGGAATATCCCATATACCGCTTCTTTTGACCAAAATCGCCGTTGATGTCCAAATCTTCATAATCAATGGTGGCTTTGGCTTCAAAACTTTTCACATTGGCCATCAAGTCCCCATCCACCCAGGCCCGACCAAAGGTCCCGCGGATCACTTTATTGCTATTGAATTTTCCCATGCTGCGCCTCCTCTCAGCCCATAGTAAAGACCATCTTCATGTCCTCCATGGCGTCCAGCACATGGGCCTGAGCCGCCACAAAGACTTGGGATCGGAAGGTCTTCTTTTTGACCTGAGCGTCACTGAGTTCCGCGGTAGAGGTTCCCGCGCCCTCCCAAGCCGCCCGCATGGCGGCCACATCCACCGACACAGAGATCCCGCTCTCCCGGTCAATGACATCCTCCTCCGCCAGGGTTTGCAAATAGGTAGAGATATCAGAGACAAAGAGGGCCTGGTTGTCCGCCGTGTTCTTTTTCTTGCCCAGGTAATACGTCTTAAAGGTTCGGATGATATCCTCCTGAATCAAGTCCATGGCTTCCACCACCGTGATTTTCTTCATGTCTTCCGTAAGGTCCCCGGTGATGGTCTGGAGGGTATTTACGCCCCGGGCAATGCGGATGACATCATCATCCTGGAACAGGCACAGGCTGCCGCCGTCAATGGCAGCATCCAGATCGGCCACAGGCTCCACCCCGGTAAGGTCGTCCAGAACGGCATACGTTACACTCTGGTCCATAGGGCAGGCCGCCAGAACCCCAGCGATCCGGGGGAGATATTGGTGAATATCAATGGCCGCGGCTTCCCCTTTTGGGGTGACCTTCGTGTTGGCCACGCTGACGATGTGCATATCATCCGCAGATTTCTGCGCGGCCACCAGGGCCTTTGCCTTGCGGACCCGGCGGGGCGTGTTGATTCCTTTGATATAGGTCACAAGCCCCGCCTGGAAGGCCGTGGGCACCGCGCAGACCCAGTTGTAGGCCAGGTTGTCCAAAATGGTTTGGGCATCTGTCATAGAACCCTCCCCACCGACACGAACCACTGTTACCTGCCAGGGGCCAGCTAAAAAGGCCCGGGACAGCGCTTTGTAATTCGCCGCAGTGAATTCCGCTTCGGAAACCTCC